ACTGGTATGGGCCCAACTGTTTGGGGTGCTTGGGAAGAGAATTGGACTGGTGCTCGATGGGATGTTGTAAAGACTGAAAGTAGAGTAGAAGAATCAGGATGGAGAGGCCAAGGACCTGGTGGGCGACGTCGCCAATACATAGGAGATCTTGTTACAGAAACCATTCAGGATATAACAAGAGAAAAGGTTGAAATGGGTGTAAAGAACCGAACTGGTTCTAGAACAGTTGTTACGGAACAGTGGGATACTATTAATATTGGTGATAAAGTTGTAAGTAGAGATCTTGTTCCTTATATGAGATCTAGGAATATTTCGATTAACGCGAAGAAAATGAAGCCAAATACACGGCTTCATGCTTTTATGGATGGTGTAGATGTTACTCAATGGTGTACACCAAAACTTCTTAGTGTATCTATGCAGAGTGGTACTTTCCAGGTTGGGGAAATGACTAGTTGTAAGGTCCAATACGCCCACGGGCCGCATATGCATTTTAGAGTTGCAGCATTAAATCATAAGGCTGGTCATTATCAATTTCCAACTGAGACATATAGAGAAAATCCCTATACCAATCAACCTTTAGGTTCAAGTTATTCTTCTAATACTGATATAGTTAATATAGATTTACTCTCTTTGCAAGAGCAAAGTCGTGGTACTTATTGGGGTTGGGTAATAGCAGGAATGAAGATTATAGGTTTGCAAAGTGGGGCAGAGGGCACTATTCTATCTACAGACTTGGTTACAAGTATATCAGCAGATTTGCAGGCAAGTTTCTTGATTCCAGATTATACTCGGCAAACACAGGCTCCAAAATTTGAATGCGGAACAAAAGTCCTTACCTTGATAAATGATAAAGATAATAACCAGAATTTTGCAACAACTATCTCAGAAGAGTCTTATACTGCATCTGGGACTATTGAAAATGTTCAAGAACAGATTATTTCTGTAAGGAATGCACGGGTTGAAACCAAGATGGAATTTTCTTCAGAATTTGTTGAAAAAGCTAGTGGATTAATGAAAACTGATTCCACTTCTATTAATAAAGAAGTTCAGAAGAATGTAGTTGTTGGATGGTATGACCCTCTTGCACAATCGTTCTTGGTTGATGATTCTAATGGAGTATTTGTAACAAGTTGTGATATCTTCTTTAGTTCTAAAGATGATAATGATATTCCAATGGTTTTCCAGTTAAGAACAATGGAAGCAGGAATGCCAACACAACATATTCTTCCTTTCTCAGAAATAGTAGTTGATCCAGATCGAATTAGAACTTCTTCTGATGGATCCGTTGCTACTAATATTAAATTTAAAGCACCTGTTTATCTTGAAGGTAGTAGAGAATATGCTATTGCTTTAGCATCAAACTCGACTAAGTATAGTGTTTATGTTTCTAGAGTTGGTGAAACTGATATATTAACTCAAACTTATATTTCTAACCAGCCTTATTTGGGATCAATGTTTAAATCCCAGAATGCTTCTACATGGGAACCTAGTCAGTGGGAAGATCTTAAATTTAAGATCTATAGAGCAGATTTCTTAGAATCTGGTTCTGTTGAGCTTTATAATTCACCATTGGCAACGGGAAATAAGCAAATTGCTAGGTTAATGCCAAATTCCTTGAATATAGTTTCAAGACAAGTAAGAGTTGGTCTTGGTACTACAGTTGCAGATACTGCCTTAAAACTTGGACGTAAAATTTCTCAGGATGCTAGCGGAACTGATCTTGCCAATGGAGTTTTGATAGGAGTTGCTGGTAAAGCAGAAGGAACCATGTCTGTTGCTAATGCTGGTATTGGATATACTCCTGCTGATGGATCACGAACAGTTGCTGGTGTAAATTTGGTCACTGTGAGTGGTGCCGGAAGAGGAGCAGTAGCATCTGTTTATGTTAAGGATGGTGTAGTTGGAACTGCAACTATTACTTCTGGTGGATCTGGTTATATTGTGGGTGATGTTGTTGGATTTACAACTTTAGGTGTAAATTCAGTTGGTAGAGATTGTAGGTTATCAATTGTTTCTATTGGACAAACAAGTGAATTGGTTGTGAATAATGTTCAAGGTAATTTTTCAGTTGGTGCTGCTAAGACTATAATGCTTACCAATGCTGCTGGTAATACAAATGCATTAAATGCTGGATATGGTGGAGATGTTCAAATTTCTTCTATTGTAGAAATTAATACAGGAACTAATATTAAAGTTGATCATAAGAATCATGGAATGTATTTTGATGATAATAATGTCAATATTGCACATGCTCTTCCAGATATTAAACCCACTAGATTAACAGGGAATATTAGCAAGACACAAACCACTATTAGTGTTGAAGATGCATCTATCTTTACTACTTTTGAAGGAGTAGGTATTGGTACTACAAACTTTGGATATATTCAAGTTGGTGATGGAGATGATGTTGAAATTATGTCAATAGACTCTGTTAATGGTAACAATATAGGTATTAGCACTCGATCTATAGATGGTTCTGATGAAGGTAATATTGGTTCTGTTGAGTGGGATTCTGGAACTCCAATTTACAAATATGAATTAGGTGGAGTTTCATTACGTAGAATTAACAAGCTTCATTACTTAGGTGATGCAGATGTAGCAAATGCTATCGGATTTGATTATTATAACCTTAAGATAGATATGAGTGGTGGTACAGGGAGCAGAGGGAGTTCTGCTCGTGATGGTACGGGTGGATGGCCTAAATTGTATTTTAATAGTAGTAAATCTACTGGTGGATCAGATATACATGCATCCCAAAATATGCCTTTTGAGGTTATTACACCAATGGCTCAGAATTTAACTATTAGAGGAACTTCTTTAACAGGAGAAATGAGAACCACTACTGGTAAGAGTATGAGTGGAACAGAAATTCCTTGGGTTGATAATGGGTATGAAAGTGTAAGTTTGAATGAATCAAATTACATGACTACTCCTAGATTAATTGGATCTGAAGTTAATGAAGAAAGAAAATTAACTAACCAACCAGGGAATAAATCATTAAATCTGAGATTATTCCTTAATTCTACCAATAGTTTCTTAAGTCCTATGGTTGATTCTCAAAGACTTAGTGTTATTACTACTTCAAATAGAGTCAATGAAATAATTACTGATTATGCAACTGATCCAAGAGTAGGTGGTATTGAAAATGATCCAACAGCGTGTCAATATATTTCTAAGGAAATTTCTTTAGAAAATCCTGCCACATCTCTTAAGATACTAGTGGATGCTTATATTAATACTGAATGTGATATTAGAGCATTCTATTATATCAGTAATAAAGAAGGTTTAAATCCTGTATTTACACCTTTCCCTGGTTTTAAGAATCTAAACAAAGCTACTGGAGCAGTTATTGCCGCTAAAGATAATAACGGTCAACCTGACAAGTTTATTACACCATCAAATACTTATGGATTTGAGGCTGGTGATTTGGATTATGCAGAATATTCATTTACTGCAGATGATTTACCTTCATATAGGACTTATAGAGTCAAGATTGTATTAACTTCTACCAGTCAGGTTTATGTTCCAAGAATGAAAGATCTTAGAGTTATGGCATTAGCGTGATGGATGATAATTATAAGGTTGATGGTCATAGTGATCTTGCAAGAGATCCTATTTCAGGAGCAATACTTAATGTAAATAGTATGGAACATGATCGATACGTCCATAGACGTGATGTAAAAAAATTAAAAAATCAAGATCTTCACACTATGAAAGATGATCTTGATAGTTTAAAAGGTGAGATGACAGAAATCAAATCTTTACTAAGGGAATTAGTCAATGGCAAGTAAAAATTTAACCTTTGATCCAGATGCAGGAGTTCCATATGCAGCGAATTTGACCATTTATGGTGGTTCTAATTTTAGTGCAACATATAATGTAACTGATACATCTAATGCTGTATTTGATTTTTCTACAGCAAATGCTGTTGGTATTGCTACAACCACTGGATGGACAGGATCTGCTCAAATGTCTAAGAGTGTTGCTGTTGGAGCAACTTTAGGAATTACAACTACTTTCACAGTTGGATTTACAAGTGCTGCTGGGGGAATATTTAATATATCTCTTGGTTCTACTGATACTAGGAATTTGACACAAGGTCGATATGTTTATAACGTTTTGGTAAGTTCTGGTGCAACAATATATAATATTGTCAATGGTAATATTCTAGTTTATTCGGGTATATCATCTGCACCCTAAATATTACAAGGGATAATACGGTAAATGTCACAACCAACCAGTAGAGGAACATTTAAAGAATACTGTCTAAGGCAGCTAGGAGCTCCTGTATTGGAAGTTAATGTTGCTGATGAGCAAGTTGATGATTTAATCGATGATGCAGTTCAGTATTTCAATGAGCGTCATTTTGATGGTGTTACTCAGTTGTTTATGAAATATGAGGTAACTCAAGATGATATTGATAGAGGAACAGCATATAAAACTTCTACTTCAACTAATACCTCAGGAATAGTTACAACTACCGCAACTGCAGACATTGCAGGTGTATCTACATCATTTAATTGGTATGAAAATAGTAATTATATAGAAGTTCCACCAGAGATTATTGGTGTAACTAAAGTAATGCATTTTGATGGGATGGATACTGCCACTAATAATATGTTTAGTGTTAAGTATCAGTTATTTTTAAATGATATCTATTATTGGGGTTCTACTGAAGTTCTAACTTATGCAATGGTTAAGACATATCTAGAAGATATTCAATTTGCAATGACTACGGAAAAACAAATAAGATTTAATCAAAGACAAGATCGATTATATTTGGATATTGATTGGAATCAACTTAATAAAGGTGATTTTATTATTATGGATTGTTATCGGTTATTAAACCCAAATGATTATAATAGGGTATGGAATGATTCATTCTTAAAACCTTATGCAACTGCTCTTATTAAAAAGCAGTGGGGACAAAATTTATTGAAATTCCAGGGAGTTAAATTACCTGGTGGTATTGAATTAAATGGACGACAAATTTATGATGATGCTGAAAAGGATTTAGAAAGAATCCGTGAAAAGATGTCCAATACTTGGGAACTACCACCATTAGATATGATAGGTTAATATTATGCTCAATCCATATTTCCAGCAAGGAGCTAAAACTGAGCAGAATCTTGTTCAAGATTTAATCAACGAACAGTTGAGGATGTATGGTGTTGAGGTGCATTATTTACCTCGCAAATATATGGATGAGAAGACTGTTATAAGAGAGGTTATAAGATCTAAATTTGATGATGCTTATCCTCTTGAGGCATATGTTGATAATTTTGATGGATATGGACAGAATCCAGTATTATTAACTAAGTTTGGTATAGAGGCAACTAATGAGATAACTTTAATTATTTCTAGAGAGAGATTTGAGAATTATATTTCTCCATTGATGAAAAATGAAGCTAATGTAAAACTTACTACTAGACCTAAGGAAGGGGATATAATTTACTTCCCATTAGGGGATCGTTTGTTTGAGATTAAGTATGTAGAACACGAAAAACCCTTCTACCAATTACAAAAGAATTATGTTTATGAACTGAGATGCGAACTCTTCCGTTACGAAGATGAGGTTATTGATACTGGTATCTCTGAGATTGATGACGAGCTCGTAGGAGATGATTTAGATGGAACCACTGAAGATGGTATCTCTACGATTTTAGGACCCTCACAGACCCTTACAGTGGTCGGTACGGGCGTTACAGCAGCAGCATACACTGGTATTATAACCTCCGGTGGTCTTCAATATGTTAACATCACAAATAGGGGTGGTGGATATATAACACCACCATACATAGGGGTATCTTCTGCTCCATCTGGAGGAGTAACTGGTATTTTAACTGCATATATGATTTCTGGAATGCAAGTATGCAATCTTAATGTAAATGCCAAAGCAAAATCTGTTCAGGAAGTTAGAATCGTAAATCCAGGTGCTGGTTATACGGCAACTGCAGGTATAGGATTTACTAGTAATACAGGAACTGGTGCAGCAGGTACTATGTTTGCTGGTGATGGTACATTGGGTATTGTAACAGTTACTAATGTTGGTGGTGGGTTCACAGTGGCACCTACAGTGACAATGCCTACACCACTAGCCGTAACTAAGACGGGTATTGGTACAACTGCTACTGCGGTTGCTATTCTTAATGCTCCTGGTCAAGTAACTGATGTTTGGTACACTAATAGTGGTGCTGGATACACTGCAGGTGATCTTCCATTAACTGCTACATTCTCTACTCCTTCAATGGATTCTACTGGTAATTTTGTCTTTAATGAGACCATTACTGGAAGTATAAGTGGAACTACTGCAAGAGTGAGAACTTGGAATTCTTCTACAAATGAACTGGAAGTAAATAGTGTTACAGGAACATTTGCTGTTGGTGATACTTTAACGGGAGCAACTTCAGGTGCTTCTCGTGTTCTTAGAGTTGCTGACATTGAGCCACAGGATGATGGTTTTGCTGATAATGTTAATATTGAGACAGAAGCAGATTCTATTATAGACTTTAGTGAAACCAATCCCTTTGGAATGCCATAAATACAACATAAAGGAATATAATAACAATGTTTGAGTACTTTTATAACGAAATCTTGAGGAGAACCATTATTTCATTTGGTTCTTTGTTTAATGGCATATCTATTACTCATACAGATTCTTCGGATGCTACTGTAGGTGTTATGAGGGTTCCTTTGGCTTATGGTCCAACTCAAAAGTTTTTAGCAAGATTAAATCAGTCTCCTGATTTGAATAAGTCTACGGCAATTACGCTGCCAAGGATGTCCTTTGAGTTTACGGGGATGACTTATGATCCATCTAGAAAGGTTACTACTACACAGCAGTTTACTGTAAAGGATCCAGATTCTGGTAAGGATACTAAAAAAGCATATATGCCAGTTCCTTATAATATGCAATTTGAACTTGCTGTTATGACAAAGTTAAATGATGATGCATTGCAGATTGTAGAGCAAATTTTACCATATTTCCAACCATCATATAATATTAGTGTAGAGTTAGTAGAAAGTATTAAAGAGAAGAGAGATATTCCTATTGTTTTAGAAAATATAACAATGCAAGATGATTATGAAGGAGACTTTACTCAAAGAAGAGTACTTCTTTATACTTTAAGATTTACTGCAAAAACATATCTATTCGGTCCTGTTTCCACTGCAACAACGGATATCATCAAGAAGATGTCTGTCAATTACATGGCTGGTGGTTCCAAGAGTGTCGAAAGGGATATTACTTATTCTGTTGTTCCAAGAGCAGTCAAGGATTACACAGGAGATGTAATTACAACTGTAGAGGCAGATGTAGGACTCTCAGATCTAAAGTGGACAGTAGCAGACGGAAGTGGATTAGATGTCAATACATATTATGCTATTGGGGATGAAGAGATCTTTGTTAAGAAGATTGATGGTAATTCTATAGTTGTTGAAAGAGCAAAGGACAATACCACACAAGCATCTCATTTGAGGGGAGCTACAATTAAGGGTATTACTGCAGCAGATAATGAATTGATAGAACTTGGAGATGACTTTGGGTTCAGTGGTACAATTACATGACAATGACTAAAGAATATACTAAATTAGATAAAACTTTTAACTTAGCTTCAGATGTTGAAGTAGTGGAAGAAAAATCTAATGTGATTCAAAGAGAAAAACCTGCTAGACTTACTCAAGATGATATTGAAAAAGATTATGAGTATACAAGAGGCAATCTTTATAGTATAATTGAAAAAGGACAAGAAGCAATTAATGGTATTCTTGAGGTTGCTCAAGATAGTGATATGCCTAGAGCATATGAAGTAGCAGGACAATTAATTAAGAGTGTTTCTGATGCTACTGATAAATTAATGGATCTTCAGAAGAAACTTAAAGATGTCAATGAAGAAGAGAAGAGAGGTCCAAAAAATGTTACCAATGCTCTTTTTGTTGGTTCTACCGCAGATCTTGCCAAATTAATTAAGAATCAAAATGGCACTACAGAATAAATTATCCCCCATTATATCTCTTACTGGTATTTCAACTACTGGTGTATTTACAATTGGCATAACTGAAACTGCTGGTGGAGTAGGTATTGCAAGTACAACCTATATCAGAAGTATTTTAATGCATAATACTGGATTAGGAACTTGCACTTCTTCTGTTTATGTTTATCCTCATTTTGAAGAAGTTGAGGGAATTGGAAAGTCGTCATATAGATTATTAAGAAGGGATTTAGCTCCTGCTGAAACTTATTTGTGGGATTTACCATCATATCCTATTATTATGACAGACAGAGAAAAAATTGTTTTAGAGATTACTGCCCCCTCATCTGGTGGAACAGGAATTGGTAGTATGGTAAATTACCTTATATTTGGTGACGAATCTGAGGCTTGGTCTTAGTGATAAATATTCAAATAGATGAACCCTCGGAATAACATTAAGGTGTCACTAAAAAATCCCTCCGATTTTTTTGAGCATAAACAAAATGAGGTTCTTGTAAAAGAATTGGCTCGGAAGAAATTAGAGGAGGAAGAGAAGTTAAAAAATAAAAAATTTGCTGCTCCAAAAGAATATTTTGGTGAGGATAAAGAAGTAGTCGCTGAAATAATTAAGGAAGAAGAAATAAAGGAAGAAACTCCAGTTAATCCTCCAGAAGTTAAATCTTATGATGAGGATATAAAAAGACTTCAGGAAAAAGTTGATTCTGTTTCTAGGTCTATTCCTACTGTCAAGGATTTAATTAAACTTAGAAAAGAAGAGAATGTAGAAGTTAGGTCTTATGATGAGGAAATTAAAGGTTTAAATACTGAGGTTAAAGATCTCCTTTATAGAATTGCATCATTAAAAATACCTGATCAAGAGAAATATCTAGAGGAAGTTGATAATTTATCTGAGGAGAATCAAAAACTTTTAACAAAAATTGAAGGTTTACAATATAATCTCGATGAAGTTGATAAAAGTATTACCACTGAAGGTCTTTTAAATATTATTCCGAGTGCAAAGAATTCGGATCCTTTAACACCTTTAGACCAAAAATTTGTTACTTTACAGGATCTTTCAGACCATTATAGATTATTTGTTAATAGAGTTCAGCAGCAACTATCTGTTCTAGGTGGTGGCGGTGCTGTTCGTATTGAGGACTTAGAGGATGTGGATATATCCTCTGCAATGGTTGATGGTAAGGTTTTAGAGTATGATTCCAGCACAGGAAAATGGAAAGGTGGAACTGGTGGCGGTGGTAGTGTAGGTCTTGGTACTACTAATGTAAGTACGAGTACATTAAATGTTGTTGGTTTTTCTACCTTCAATGATGATGTTAAATTTAATGGTAATACATCAGGAATGTTATGGGATCATTCTACAAATGATTTGATTTTATATGATGATACTCGATTAGAATTTGGAAGTAATAAAGATTTTGAGATATGGCATGGAGGTTCTCATACCTTCCTGAAAAATACTGGTGGTGATCTTAGAATTCGTGGTGATAAAATCCAACTTAAAAGAGAAGATGGTAGTGAGAGATATCTTGAAGCTAATGTTAATAACGAGGTATCATTATTTTATAATGGTGTTCAGAAATTTGCCACTAGTTTAGAAGGTGTTAGTATATCGGGACTTACCACTACTACAAATTTAATTGTTTCTGGTGTTACTACACATTTCGGTGATGTTACTGTAAGTGATGATTTGTTAGTAACACAGAGGATCAGGCATGTTGGCGATACTGATACCTATATTGATTTTTCTGATGACCAAATAGAATTATATGCTGGTGGTAAAGGTATACTCACAGTTACAGAAGATTCTATTGATTCAGTTGTAATCAATGATGGTAGTAATAATTGCGATTTTCGTGTTGAAGGATTAAATGATGAGAATCTAATCTTCTCTGATGGTAGCACTGATAGGGTTGGTATTGGGTCTGCTATACCAACACAAAAATTAGATGTTGCTGGTGCTGTAAAAGCCACAGCATATCATGGTGATGGATCTAACTTAACTGGAATATCTGCTGGTGCTCTTGATAGTAGAGGAACTACTTCTGCTGCTACAGGATCTATTGCTCAAACTGCATCTGCTAATATAACAATTCCTACAAGAGGTAAATCATTCTCACTCCTTAAAGTTGCTATTAGTGCTCCTGCATGGGTGATATTATATGTTGACTCTGCATCTAGATCTTCTGATAGTAGTAGAACAGAAGGAACAGATCCAGCACCAGGATCAGGTGTTCTTACAGAAGTTAGTACAACTACTTCTGGTGCATCTACATTTTTAATGAGTCCTGCTGTACTTGGATGGAATAATGATGGTACTCCTGCTACACAAATTTACGCAAAGGTAACAAATAAGAGAGCAACTAGTGGTAGCAATGCTATTACAGTTACATTAACAACCGTAAAACTTGAGGCATAAGAATGGCAAAAGTAGTAGTAGACGTTCTTTTAAAAGATGGAGTTGATGAAACAACATTCATTAATGATGTTACTAGTAATACTGAAGTTGATTTGAAAGATAGAGTAGAGAGTCTTTCTAATATGGTTGTATTGAATGTAGAAGAAAGTTATATTTCTACACTTAATAATCATACGTCAGTTAAAGAAGCACAGGCTGAAGAACCTGCTCATCCAACTGTTACATACCCATCAAAACCTTCGAAGTATACCTTATCGGATAAATCAATAGGTGGTGTTTGGGAAGGTTCTGGATGGAATTTTAATACAACTTATCCTGGATCTAAATGGATCTCATATCAACATTATCTTGATACTGATCTTATGGTTGCTCCTGAAAGAACAGTAAACGGTTTTACTGGTAGTAATGTTGGTAATCATTATTATGATAGTGATCCCGATGGTAAAAGAGATCAGATGAGATTTCTTGGTACAGCACCTAGTGGTAATACAGGAACTTATGGTACAGATCAAGATTATTCAAGTTATTATACGGGAAAGCATGTTGATATTGTAGCGTATGAAGTAACTAAGGATGCTGGATCAGGATATGTTGGTTGGCATAATCATCCAGATTGGGATGATCCTGATAATACTGGAACAAGTAGATGTATTCCTATGAATTGGTCTGGGATGTCAGATGCTGCTAATAATCAGGTTACTCCTAATGATATGCTTGATTCGCATTCAACTGGTACAATGAGTGCATCTGGTGGATTGTATGGTGGATTTGCAAAGAAATCAAAATTACGTGTTATCTATGGTGAAGGTTCAACTGCTAGCACTTTAAATGTTATTAAAACATGGCATAATAATAAATCAGTTAATGGAACAACGGGTCTTAAAGATCCTACAATACTTATTATCGAGTTTCATCATCCTCCTCTTAGTAAAGAGAATTGTATTAAGATAGAAGATATTGATAGTGTTACTGATCCAACTCTTGGAACAGATAATAAACCTGGTGGTGGTTGGGGTAGTGATCTGACTCCATTTGTTGATAGAGGTATGATTCCTTTTCAACTTCTAGATCCAAATAATAATACTTGGTATTGGGTATTGCCATTTCCTCGTCAAACCCAAGCATCTTATATAAGTGCAATGGAACAATGTTGGGATGCTGGAATTGTTCTTATTAATGCTGCTGGTAATGCAGGTAATACATTTGTAAGTAATTCAGATGCTAGATGGAGTGGAACTTATTGTAGTATTAGTGGAACCAAAGATTTATATACAGTAGATTATAATGTTTCGGATAGTCAAGATGATCCTTGTGCTATAACGAAAGGTTCTACATCTACTTCTACTTGGTATGGATTGAGAATTTACGGACCTGCTGGATTTGATAAGTCTATTACTGTTGCAGCAGGACAGAATAGTGAAGGGTGTCCATCATTAGAAATGTATACTGGTAGAGGACCAGGTATAGATATTCTTGGTCGTGGATCTACAACATGGACGGCTGGGGATGTTGATAATGATACTTATACTGATGGAGAGAAATGGGGATCATTTGGTGGAACAAGTTGTGCTATGCCAACAGTAGCAGGAAAGGCAGCATGTTATATGGAAAAACATTATACATTACATGGAACTTGGCCTACACCACAACAAGTAAAGGATGCACTGATAGCAGAATCAAGACCTACTTCAATGTCTGTTAGAACTATTGATTGGTCAAATGTTCCTGCTGCATCTGATACTGATATTCTTCCTAATCAAGATGTTCATCCTGATCCTTGTTTAAAAATTAAGAGTGGTAGTGGTGGAACAAGACCAAATGGTGGATGGTGTTTTGGGGAACATATAGGTACTCCTAATAACCAAGCATTTTGGAATGCAAAAGATTTTAACAGAGAACAAACTTATAAGAAAAGACCAACAAGTGGAGTTTTATTTCCAAGACCTCGTAAGTTTGATTTACCAAGACAAGAAGAAGCAGCAGATTAAATGCTAAATAGATCACTTGCGGAGTATACTTATGGGTGCAATGGTTCCACCGAGCAGGAAGAGCTGCTACAATTTTAGAGTAACAGAAATAGTTAAAGTATTGGATGGTGATACTATTGATGTTATGATTGATCTTGGATTTGATCTTTTTAAGAAAGAACGTGTTAGAATAGCTGGCGTAGATACACCTGAGAAGAGAACTCGTGACCTCGAAGAAAAAGCACTTGGAAAAGATGCAACAAACTGGCTCAAAGAAAAATTGGATAGCACCATTGCTGGTGACGACGAGCTTACTATTAGGACTGAACTTGTTGGTGGCGTCGGGAAGTATGGTCGCCTTCTTGGCTGGTGCTACATCGGGGATGCTGATGTGTCCCTTAACGAACAAATGATCACCGAAGGATTTGCTTGGGCTTACGATGGTGGTACAAAACAAAAAGACTTTGAGCAACTACGTGAGATTCGTAGGGCACATGGAACATTAACAGAGGAAATTTAAATGGAAAATTTACCAATCGAGTTACCACCACAGGTAACAGAAACAGTAGAAGCAGCACCTGCTTTACCAGAACCAGAGACTGGTGGTGGTAATTTAGGAACAGTTGGTATTGTATTAGTTGTTATTGCAGCTGCTGCAGTATGTGCTAAACTTTATAAGTGTACTGCTAAGAAATAATTGATAAATTTTGATGATATGAATATTGAGGAACTTGTTGAGTTCTTCAAGGATAAGAAATTTTTTATGTATGATTGCAATGATCCTTCATGGAACAGGGCAATGGTTAAGATACGAGAAAAATATGGTGAAGTAAAACCAGACCCAAGAACAGGATTCGGAGTATGTCATGGGCAATACAATGATGCCACCACTTAAAAAACCATTGAAGGATCCTAACGCAAAGAGTCCTATTCAGAAGTTTTTTGGTGGTAAGATTCCCCACTACCTTGCAGTAGTGGCATTCTTATTCTCTTCATATAATCTTTTCTCCTTTCAATTCGTTAAAATGAGATATAATTCTTTGAATGAAAAGAGAGATGTGAGGATGAAAGAACTTGTTGAGAAACGAGTTAATGAATATTTCAGTCAACAGTTTCCTGATACAACTGGACCTGTCTTGAAGAAATTTATTAAGAAGGTGAATGGTAATGGATCCAATTCCTAATATACCAAAGGTTCAGGTACAGACTGTTGGTACTCATTACATACCTTCATGGCAGATACAACAACCGTATGTTCCTAACTTTGATCCTGTAACAAATTATATTGGATTTCCTATTGTAGATATGCCTGGTTGTGTTACCATGCATAAAGATAATAGGAGAGATGGTAAACCTTGGGATAGAAATTTAGTACTTGATGATCCTGAAGGTGCAATGACAATATGCCCTG